CCTGCCCGATGGTCAGCGACTGTCCAAGCGGGGGGCCGACGCCTTCCGCGATCGGCTGGAACGGCAGCGCGATACGGTTGTAGCGGGTGGCGGTGTACGTGGTGCCCCGGCCCTTTTCAAGACGAAGCTGATCGCCGAACTGATAGGCAACCAGTTGTCGCCGCGCAAGCGGTAGGGTTTCTGCTTGAATGAACGCGACGACGTCCGAAGAGAAGTTCGCCGCAGTGTTGTTACCGGCCATTGTAATCCCCTTTCGGGGCACAATGCCCCGTTAGATGTTGACGTCTCGCAGGCGTTCCCGAAGTTGGGCAGAAGCGGATTTGCTTCCGCCGCCGCGAACGTCTGACCCGGATGTGACTGGCGCAGCCCGTTCTCGGGTCACGTTCGCCGCAGCGGTTCTTGCCTGTGTCGTTCTTGCCTTGCTTGCGCCTTCGAGCATCCGTTGCCCGATGACATAGGCGGCAATCACTTCACGAGGCGGTGGCGTTCCGCCGTCCCGAATCTGCTGCGCGTGGAGCGTTTCGACTTCGGCACTGATCTTGGCAACTGCCGGTTTGGCGGCGCACATGGACGCGAATGCGGCCTTGTCCCCCTGATCGGCGATGCTTCGTTCAAGCCGGGCGACAACTCCAAGGGTGCGCTGCTCGGTTTGGCGGGCGATATATTCCGCACGTTCCCAAGGTTCCAACTGCGCCAGGCGCTGCTGCTCTTGGGCTTCGGAAGACTGGCGCTGTTGACCGGAAAGAAGTGCTTGCAGTTCCCTACGCGAGGCTTCCGCTTCGGCTCGGGCAGCGGCGGCTTCCTGCGCATACGTGTCGCGCTCGGTTGCCAGTCGCTGAATACGGGCGCTACCCCGTGAAGGCTGCTGCGCTTCCTGTTCCTCTTGCTCGCCCCGCTGGTGCTCGGCACCTTGAAGGTCTGCATTGTCCTGATCGTCTAGATCGGGAGTGTCTTCAAAGGCGTCAAAGTCTTCGGCGCCATCGAGAGGAAGGTCGTCAGGGTCCATGTTCTTCTCCTAGCCGATATCGTCGGCAAGACGGGTTGGTGAGGTACGGCCACCAGTCGTGGGGCTACAAGTACCGCGCATGGCGGCGAAGTGTCAATACTGCTCGGGGCAGAACGGTTCGTCGTCGTCCATGATTACTTCCTTGGCATTTGCGGCGCGCCGGCGGCGGCCATCTGGTCAGGCGGGATTTGTCCCGGCGCTCCGGGTTGTGACTGCGGCGCGCCCGGCTGGCCGCCGGGGGCTGGTCCTGGGGGCGCACCGCCCGGCTGGCCGCCTTGGCCTTGCTGCTGTTGCGCCTGCTGCTTCATCTGCAACTGGTGCTGGTGCTCGCCCATGTGTTTGCGAATCGTACCGTGAGGGTCCATCGTCTGTTGCATCGCCTGCATGTGCGCCTGCAAGTGCTGCATGTCGTCGTCGCCCGCGTGGACGTGCACGTTGAAGCCGTGTTCGAGCATCTGGTTCTCAACCATCGGGTCTACGCTGATCGGGTCTTCCTGACTGAACACCAACGGCGCGATGCGTGGGCCAAAGACGTTCTCGAACATCTGCGTGATGACCGGCGCGAGGTTCAGCTTGTACCCGGGGTACTGCTGCGGCGGGATGCCGCGCACCACGTTGACCGCTGCAATCTGCTGTTGCATCTGCGCCGCGTTGCGCGCCGCCTCGACGCCAAACCAGCGGAAGTCGTAGCGCCGGTGAAGCTGCTGCGGCTCGATCTCTTCCATCACGACCTTGCGCCCGACTTCGCCAAAACCCCGGATCGTCAACGCGTTGTCGCGGTACTGGTGATCGTACTCGATGATGCGCGAGAGCAGCGGCGTAAGGATGTTTTCCTCGATGACCTCGATCGCCGAGACGGTGGTCAGGATATCCACCTGCTGCTCTTGCGCCACTTCGGCTTGGCTCATCTTTTTCTTGCCGCCAGTGGTGCCGGGGATCATCGACGGGTTGACGCCGAGGGTCTGGAATATCTGCGCGCGGACTTCCAGCACGCGCTCGAACCCTTCGCGCCACATCTCGGGTATCTTGGCGAACTGTGTGTCGTTCGGGCTGGTGAGCCAGACGGCCAAGGGGCTAAACACAAGGCTGGATACGCGTGGGTTCTTCGACGGGTCGGACATGATGATTGGCGCCGCCGAGTAGTGCGCGCTATCCGCCGCCTCGTTGGTCATGTCGTTGGCGAGAATCCAGAGGTCGAGCACGTCGGAAACTGGCGCGCGTCCGTTGAACACCCCGGCCATCTTGTCGATAGCGACGGACAGGACGGGCACCTGATCGCACCAGTATGGGCAGCGCCGCACGGACAGCACGTGCTCGCGACCGGCGGCATAGATGCGGCACAGCCGGCGCTCGCCGCCCACGTCCATCTTGGTCCACGTCTCGTAGACATAGGCGACCTTGTCGTCGTGCTGAACCTTGACGCCTGCGGCCTTGCCCTGTTCCTTGGCGGTGTCCTGGGTCCGCGCGCGGGGGTTGTTGCCCATCGCGCCCAGCAACTCGTCTGCCGCCTTGGACGATATTTCCTTCATGCTCTTGCGGCGCTTGATCTCCGCCTTGGACCAGCGACGCAGGATCGTTACCGAGCCGCCAACTTCGATCGCGTGGTCGATGCTGCGCGCGGTCATCGGCAGGATGAGCAGGTCGTTGTCGAGCAGGACTTCGACCACAGGACCAGCGTCTACGACCTCTTTGGTTTCCATGTCGTCGATCGGCTCGGCCATGTCTTCGGGCACGTCCATGCCCTCCATCTCGACGGGCTTCCTGATCTTGCGCGTCACCTCGCGAGTGATCTCATCCCACCCGACGTAGAGTGAATACTGGCCCTCGCAGTCGCCGTTGACGCACATCGGTTCAACCACCTGGGTCTTCAGCCGAAGGCGGCGGATATAGTACTCGAGCAATGAGATCGTGGCGTGAGGAATATCGCCGTCCTGGGTGACGACCTCGACAAACTTGGACGACGGCGGGAATAGCTGGTTGGCGAAGCGGGTCTTGCGAGCCTCGACGGCGTCGTGAATGAAGGGGACGCAAACCTGTGACGTGCCAGAGTAGAACTGCCGGTCGGACAGTTCGTTGTTGTACGCCGCCCAATGGTCCTTGGTCGCCGCCGCGCGCTCCTTTTTGTTGTCGAAGCCCTTGTCCACATCGCCGATAATCTCTTCGGCGTCTTCGCGGATCGCTTTGCGCGTGGTGAGTTCGGCGTCGCGGTCTTTGACCTTCGGCCCCTTCTCGTCTTCGTCAAGCGTCGGCTGGGGTTCGAGAGCGTCTTCGTCCACGATCATCTCCGAGCGGACAGATATCGCGCGCCGCTTGCGGTGGTGGCATACGTCATGTCCTGCGAGTCGTCAAAGGCCCCGGCGTCGGTCAGCGCGGCAAAGCCCTCGATCGCTTCGAGCAAGACGCGGTACGGGCCGGGTTCTGCGTCCAGCGTGAGCACGCCGTTCTTGAGGCCGCGGCAATATCCGCCAGCCAATCCGTTTAGCGACCAGCGCGCATTGCTCGACACCTGTACAGCGGGGAAGCCGCGCAACTCACGCTGGAACAGCCGCGCCAGCACGGGCTGGCCTTCCATGCTGGTGCCGCTGCGCTGTACAGCCGTGGGTATCTTGGCGCACGCCTGCGTGACGCCGACGTTGCTCGCCCAATCGAAATGCTTTGGTTCGCAGGCTACGGTGACTTTGCGGCCAGCGGTCATCTGCGCAGACGCGACCATGTCGGGCAGGTGTTCGGCTGGCGAGCCTTCGCGTATCCAGTCTTCCCGGATGTACAGCGTGCCGTCGCGGACGTGACAGAGCGCGCCGGTCAACAGATTGCGCTCGGCCCCCACCACCAGGAAGGGAGTGGACCCGCCAACCGCGCCCATGTCTTCGACTACGTGTCGCGCGGAGAAGTGGTCGTGGATTGGCGCTCCGGGACGAAGGCGAAGAGCGTACGCGAGAGCGTTAGGAGCGTCGATCGCGCCGGACGGGAACCTGCGGAGTTGAGCCGTCAGGTCGGGGCAGTCTTTCGCAAACGAGACACGACCCGCTCGGAAATACGGTTGAAGTCCTCGGATGAAGTCAAGTTTGCCCTTCGGCGCTCTGATTGCTCGGAAGGGGATAGACTGCCCACGGCGCGCCTGCTCCGACCGAATAGGCTGCAAAAGAAACTCATTCAAGCCGTCCTCTTCCACGCCGATCCAAACGGGCGGCAGTTCGGGGTTCAGCCCGACGTCGAACATGGCGGCGACGATCTCGTCGGGCAACAGCTTGCGCGCCCACGAATCCCAAATCACCAGCCGGTCAGCCCCGGTCCACGACCAGCTTGCAAAACCTGTGGTGGCCGATCCTTTGTTCACCGTGCGCGCCGGGTCGAACATGGCATAGACTGCCTGCCATGTCCGCACCTGCGGCTCGACGGGCATAGGATACTCGGAGAAGGTGTGCTCTCCCTTTCGGATGATCTGACACAAGTACTCCCGTTCAAAGTCGTCGATCATGCCCTGCTCGGCCAGTTCGTCGCGCTTGGCGTCGATCCATGACAGCGGGTAGCGGTCAGCCCACGACGCCTTGCGTTCGCCGTTTTCGTCGAGGTACTCGATCGGGTAGACCTTGGCCTTCCAGCCGCTTGCGGTGATAAGGCGCACGGCCAGGGCGTCCGGGGCCAGCGGCGTCGCCGCAACGCGCACCAGCGCGTTGACGTCGCAAGCTGGAAGCAATTCGCCGAAGAACCACCGCCGCACTTTCATGATGCGTTTTTCATCGGCGACGCTTTCGTTGTTTTCAATGTCGTCGCAGAACACCGCGTCGGGGCGCATGTCTTCAAACTTGGTCCCGCGCAGCGCCTGCCCCCGGCCGATCGCCAGCAAACGCACGCCGGCGCTGGTGACGATCTCGCCATCGGACCAAGTGGCTCCGACAAGGTTGCCAAAGACCTCTTGCAGCTTCTCGTTCGTTTCCATCTCGTGTCGGATGGTGTGAAGGCGCTCGCAGGCGCGGTCATACGTCTCGCCGATCAGGAGCCCGTTCTTGAACTCGCGGAACCCCGCCAACAGGGTCAGCGCTTCTTCGGCGATCGTCGACTTGGCCGAGCCACGGAAGGCCATTTCAAGCAGGCGCGGCACCCCGACGTTGTGCCAGTCGCGGATCATCGCTTCGTGGAACGGCTGCGTGCGGCTGCTATGCCGGTGGGCGAACAGCACGCGATGAGCCAGCACACGGTCTTCGTAGAGCCGCTTAAACAGGTGGGCGTGCTGCTGGTCGGGGGTCACACTTCTTCCCAACTGAAACGGTCTTTCATCATCGAGTGCCACGCCTTACCGCGTGACGGCGAAGTGATGAACGAAGTATACGTCGCACGGGGCACAGAGGCGCTGAACGTCTTGCCGTCGGTGAACGTCACTTTGAGCACGCTTTGGTCGTGGTCGTAGCTGGTCTGCGCGATGAAGCTGCTTCGCTGTTGGATGATTTCAGCCATGTTGCCCTCCCAGGCGGTTCAAGGTATTGCGTATAAAAGTGCTTCGGCCGCACGGCGCGTGACAAGGCCGGCGAGCACTTCGCCGTCGGCGTGGACCCATAGCCCGAACTGGCCAGCCGCGCCAACGTAGTCGCTGGTGTTGTGCAGACGCAGCAGGGTCGAACTCTTGAGGTTCTGCGACCCGCAGTTGTACGCGAACGACACCAGCGCGGCGAACTGATTGTCGGTGGCGACGGGCGCCATGACCTGCACCGCTTGGCAGAAGCGCAGCAGGTCGGCGGAGAAGTACCCCTCGGCTTGGTCCGGGGTGATCGACGTACCCAAGCCGATGCCCGGCCCGGTGTGACCCCACCCGATCGTCCATGGCGCGGCGCCAGTGCCCGGGTCAGGGTACGCCTTAAGCGAATACCCCTCGAAGGCCTTGATAAGCGCCTCGCCAGCGGCGTTGAGCGCGCGCGTCACGGCGCGAGAGGCGCATCGAGTTGCGTTTCAAGCCCACCAACCACAGAGTTCAGCGCATCCCACTCGGCTTGCGTCGGGCTGCGGTTCTCGGCGACCATCGCGCGCAGCGCGGCGGTGTGCGTTTCGATCATGGCCACGGCTTGCGCGCCGCTGGCAAACAGCCCGGGGATCGCGGACAGTAGCTGTAGCGCGAAAGGAATAATTCCCCCCATGTCACTTTACCTTCACGGTTGCGGCAAGCGCAATAAACGCCTGCACGGTGTTGATCGCTTCGGTGATCGTCCCGGGCGAGGCGACACCGTGTTGCACCGCATACTGCGCGGTTTTGAGCGCGCGGCTGGCCGCCGCATCGGCGGTCTGCAATTCGAGCACCACGGCGTCGCTGTGGCAAAGCCCGGTGCCGCAGCGCGGCAGTTGGCGATACGCCACCGCGGTTTGCAGCGCCACGGCGTAATCGCTCTCGGCCTGGTAAACCAGTTGCGCATTGCCCGCGGTCGTGCCGGCTCGAACTCCGGCCACGCAGCCGCCGAGCGCCATAAGCGTCGCGGCCATAATTAGAATAACCACCACCAGAAACACAACGCTGCCAACATTCGAGCGCCGCACGGGCTGCATGTCTTCAATCATAGCTGACCTCCAAAAGCGCCAGTGGGCGAAACCTGCAAAGTTTTGTCTTCGACCTGCGCGGCAATCGCCGCTGAAACGGCCTGTGCGATCTGCACGTTGGCGTCGGCCTGGGCTTGCGCAATCGGAGAGATAACCCCCGGCGACACCTGTGGGGGAGGGACCACCGCGTCAGCCGGGGGAGCCTGCACCGCCGGGGAGAGGGACAGCGGCACGGCTGCGGGTTGCGTCTCTGCCACGGCAACAGCCGCGGCAGTCTGCGCAAGGTGTGCGACAAGGATGGGCGAGCCACCTTGCGCGCGGAGTTGGCCAACCATGGCCAGCAGCGCAGTCAGGTCATCGGCCGGGGCGCGGGCAAGCACGCCGGCAATGAGTTGGTATTTTTCGGCCAGCGCCCAGCCGGCAGACGCGGCGAGCAGCGATCCCGTCAAGGCCCATTCGGCCAGGGTGTTGCCGACGGTGGTGAAACCTTTTGCGGCCAGCAGTCCCGACACGAGCGTTATGCCTTGTCGGATCAGTGGTGTGGCAATGTGGATGAAATCATCACGGGTCATGTCGGCGTTCCTCCGCTGCGGGTGAAATGCGGGACTGTGGCGGGGTTGTCAACTGCAAAGGTGGAGGCGGCAAGGGGCGATGCT